TTACTTTATAATTATAGCAAACTCGCAGAAAGGAGCGTCCGCTATGATTAAACCAAAACCCGAAATGTATCAGTTCAATGATGGTAAATCTCAAACCATACTGGACTTTTCCCGCGTCAACGAAGCATGGCTTGTCTGGCGTCAGGATCCCGGAAGTCAGGGTAATGTAAAAATCCACCCTAGTTATGATGAGGCCAAGCGCGATTACGACAACCGCGTGGATGCTATACAGGAGATGGAAGCTCTTAACGCCGAAGACTTTGACCAAGACAGCTACGACGAATCTGACGAAGCTATCTGGAACAACGAGGCAGCACTTGAGCAGGGGAGGTTCCAATGACACAGTTGTACGAGTGGACTAAAAAGCTCGGCCAGCAGCATTGGCAGATACCCAACGAGCCGACTACCCTGTGCGGTATGCCGATGCTCGGTAATAACTATGCCCGAGTGTACGACCAAGAGGATAAAACCCCTTGTCCAAAGTGTGCTCATGAAGCGCAGTTGTATCGGTTAGATGAGTCAGCTTGATTACATAGTACAGGATACCCAGACGGGCAAAAAGTTCGTCTGGGGTTTACGTCGTGTACTGAAAGAAATCAATCGGGACAGGTCAGAAAATTGGACGAATTATAACAAGACCGACTGGACAGAAGGATGGAGTCAGTGGGTTGATGGTTATAAGATAGTTGGCTTTAAGATAAGGAGTTAGAGAGTGAGTAAGCCAGAGTCCACGCTGTGGAAAAATCTACGTGAGGGAACCAAGGAGCTAGGCGTGTTTTGGACACGTCTAGAGTCTTGGTCTAGTCCTGGAGTACCTGACTTGCACGGTATACTTGATGGTCATGCTTTTTGGCTTGAACTTAAAGTCCACAGGTTAAACTCGTTAAATAAAATTGCGCTGCGTCCCCACCAAATTGCTTGGCAGATAAGATATAGCAGATATTTAGGAAACGTCTGGAACTTGGTTGGTCATCCTTCCTCCCGAACTATAAATATATTTCATGGTTCGAGAGCCATGGAGCTGACAGAAAAGAGGACAAAAGATGATCCCTTGATCCCTGACTGGAGTTCGGGGACTCCTTACGATTGGGCGGGTGCCATCAATCATATTCTATCATCATCTCGTCCCATCATAAAGGAGGAAGAGCTCTAGTTTCGTCATCAATCATCCTCGGTCTAGAGTCAACTCATCAATCTTCATCAATCATTTTCCGTTGACGATGATTGATGATGACAGAGATATTTAAAGATAATTATTGACTTGTCAATAATTATCTAACGTGCTACTCTAACATCATAAGCAATGGTGCTTATTGAAGATCGTAGAAAGGATCTCATTATGACTGTTAAATCTGTAAAAAAATCCACTGCAAAATCCGTCGTTAAGTCTGCCGAGCTGCTCGTCACTGACCGTGAGCTTGAGTACAACGAGATTTGGTCGTTTATCCAGGAGCATGCTGGTGGCAATGAGGCTAACGTCAAAATCGTGCCTCTTGACAATGTTGACTTGGCAAGCGCAACACCTGTCCCGTTTGGCTATGGTGGCAAGACAGGAGGCGTTCGTCAGGTTATACAGGACTGGATGCTTAAAGGCGTTGACGGTGACTTGTCGCTAAAAGCTGTTCTCAATAAAGCAGCACCGTTAGGACACTCTCGTAAAAAGCCTGTCTGCTTACATGCTTTGATGCACGGAGGATACAGCCCGTCCAGCAAATACTGGATGACACCATTCGTCAAACTTGTAGTCCAAGGCTAACATAGAGGGGGACGTCGCAAGGCGTCCCTTTTACCGAGGACCCTTGCCTGAGGAAGAGGGATGATGATTCCCTTTCCTGAGGAAGACCTCATGTATAGGCATTAGTCTATACATATCAATCATCATCAATCTTAATCAAAATGGTCAGACGATTTTTGAGGATTTAACATTTTAAAAAGAGTATGGTCACGAAAACTCGTTGGCGGCACGTTGTAAAAAACAACAGCAAAGGAGCTAAGATGTGGATATTGATATTTGCAATAATATTGCTAGGTTTTTACAGCCTGATAAATAAATAAAAATAAGTATTGTGCGTCCGTTTAAAATGTGCATAATGAAAATTGTAGCCGCTACTGGCTACCGCATTTAACCGTAGAAAGGGTTTATAAAATGCAAAACACTACTAAAGGTAAGGCCACCAAAAAGGCCACTACTACAACAGCCGTTGTAACAACCGCGCCTACATTGCAGCACACTGGCAATGAGTTGTCCTATGACGATGTATGGGCTTTTATTAATGGGCAAGCTGGCGGCAATCTACACAATGTGCAAGTTGTGCCGCTTGACAATGTTAAGCTAAATGACGCAAGCCCTGTGCCGTTTGGTTACAATGGCAAGTCTGGCGGTGTACGCCAAACAATACAAAACTGGTTGCTAATGGGCGTTAAGGGTAACAACAGCCTTGCCGCAATATTGGCAGCAGCCAAGCCGCTAGGTCATAGCAGCAAAAAACCTATTTGCTTACTTGCACTTTTAAATGGTGGCTACAGCCCCAGCAGTGCAGTATGGGGTACAGGGTACGTTAAGCTAATAGTGCAGCCCCAGCCAACTAAGTAGGGTACCCCCGCCCACTAACAGCCCCAGCAATGGGGCTGTTTTTTTGCGTCCCCCCTGAGAGCTCACCCTTGGCTATAGCTCGGTCTGTAGCCATGTTTTGGACAAATCGTGTGGTAATAAAAAATTTTCAAATATTGATTTTACTCGATCAAAAGCCGAGATCGCTACCCCCTGTTTTTGTAGAATCGTCATAGGTTCATTGCCCTAGAAAAATTTTCGATATATTTATAGAATATTCGCATTATTGAGGAACCATGGATAATGGACATTCAGTTTGTACCGGAAGAGCAATTAAAGAAGTACGCCCATTTATTAGACCGTGCAAAAGAGATAACCCAAGCGGAGGCGAGCCAACAGGATTTTATGGAGTATTGTAAAACGGTTTGGCCTGAATTTATAAATGGACGCCACCATAAAATAATGGCTGAGAAGTTTAACCGTATAGCTAGTGGAGAGTTAAAGCGGTTGATTGTGAATATGCCGCCGCGCCATACTAAAAGTGAGTTTGGCAGTTATTTATTGCCTAGTTGGTTGATGGGTAAAAACCCGAAGTTAAAGATAATGCAGACAACGCATACGGCTGAGTTGGCTTTTAGATTTGGCCGAAAGGTGCGTAATTTAATGAACTCTGCAGAGTATACTAAGGTTTTTCCTGGAGTAGAGTTACGAGCAGATAGCCAAGCGGCGGGTAGATGGGAGACAAGTAAGGGTGGAGAATATTTTGCGGCGGGAGTTGGTGGTGCGGTGACAGGCCGTGGTGCTGATTTGTTGATTATTGATGACCCACATTCCGAGCAAGATGCACTTAGTCCTACGGCATTAGAGCATGCTTATGAGTGGTATACATCAGGACCGCGTCAGCGTTTGCAGCCCGGAGGTGCGATTGTGATAATTATGACGCGCTGGGCAGATAATGATTTAACTGGCAAATTGATGAAGCAGCAGGGCAGAGATATACTGGCAGATAAATGGGAGGTAGTTGAGTTTCCGGCATTAATGCCAGAGAGTGAGGAACCCCTTTGGCCTGAGTTTTGGAAAAAGGAAGATTTGTTAAGTGTTAAGGGAAGTTTATCGGTTGGTAAGTGGGAGGCGCAATGGCAGCAGAACCCTACTGGCGATATGGCAGCGATACTTAAACGTGAGTGGTGGAATGTATGGGAAAAGGATGATATACCACCGTTAGAGTATGTGATGCAGAGTTATGATACGGCGTACAGTAAAAAAGAGAGTGCGGATTTTAGTGCGATAACCACATGGGGTGTTTTTTACCCAGAGGAGGGAGCACCACCAAACATTATTCTTTGTGATGCTAAACGTGGTAGATGGGATTTTCCTGATTTGCGTCGGCGAGCACTTGAGGAGTATAAATATTGGGAGCCAGAATGTGTACTTATTGAAGCAAAAGCGAGTGGCATGCCACTTACGCAGGAGTTACGCAATATGGGTATCCCTGTTATGAATTATACCCCGAGCAGAGGTAATGATAAATTTACAAGAGTAAACTCTATTGCGCCATTGTTTGAAAGTGGTTTAGTATGGACGCCAGATACTCGTTGGGCAGAAGAGGTTGTGGAAGAGTGTGCAGCATTCCCTGCTGGAGAGCATGATGATTATGTTGATACAGTAACACAGGCGTTACGTCGTTTTAGAGAGGGAGGCTTTATTCAACATCCAGAAGATTATGAGGATGAAGAAGCTGTACCTGTACAAAGGATCTATTACTAATGGCAGAAAACCCACGCCCAAGCAATATTGACCGTAGTTTACTACAGGCTCCTAATAATACATTTAGCGCATTAGAAGATGACCTTTTACAACAAGAGATAGAGGTTCTTACGGCAGATGAGCCTGATGAGGAAGATGGCGCGGAAGTTGTATTTGGTAAAGACCCGCAGCCTCTTGGTGAAGAGCCAGATGATTTTTATGATAATTTAGCAGAATTTTTAAGTGATGAAACTCAAGCTGATATTTCTAGTTATATTACCCAAGCGGTAGATGATGATAAAACTAGCCGTGATGAATGGGTAGAAACTTACACAAAAGGTTTAGAACTATTAGGTTTGAAGTATGAATCCCGTACTGAGCCGTTTGATGGTGCTACAGGTGTAATTCACCCGATACTAAATGAAGCAGTAACGCAGTTTCAGGCTGGTGCATATAAAGAGATGTTGCCCAGTTCAGGACCAGTCCGCGGAAATATTATTGGTGTATCAAATCCTGAGGTAGAAGCACAGGCTAAACGTGTGCAAGATTACATGAATTACCAAATCATGTAT